TATACTACTGCATTAATTACATCGGTTGGTACGAATAATGCTACAAATAGTACTTTTGTAGATTCAAGTACCAATAGTCATACTATCACTGCTGCTGGTAATGCAACACAGACTACGTTTAGTCCTTATCGCCATGGTGGGTATTCTATGAGGACTACAGCGGGCACGAGCTTAAACATACCAGCTTCTACTGATAATCAATTTACAGGTGACTTTACTATAGAAGGATGGGTATATTCATTAGACACTGGAGATAAAAGTCTCTATGTACACGGCTCGTATTTTGCTTTTAATGTAAATTTTGGGGGAGGTTTTAATATTTATTTAAATTCTGGGGGGGCAACCTTTTCTCCAACAGACATTGTTCCTGCTGCAAATGAGTGGAATCATGTCGCATTAGTTCGTAGCGGAAGTACTGTATCTGTTTACTTAAATGGAGTAGCATCGGCAACTACTGCAACAAATAGCGCTACTCTTGGGTATAACTCGATAGCCTATATTGGAGGTCTAGGAACTCAAGCTGCTGGAAGTATAAATGGATATATTACTGATTTTCGCGTTGTAAATGGCAGTGCAGTCTATACTTCTAATTTTACCCCTCCGACAGAACGACTCACAGCAATCACCAATACTAGCGTACTAGCTTGCCATTTACCTTACATTGCCGATGGCTCAACAAATAATAAAAATTTAACTTCCAGCGGCAACACCAAAACAGAACCATTTTCGCCATACGACTCACAAGAATACTCAGCCGGTAGTCATGGCGGGTCGATGTATTTTGATGGTACTGGCGATTATTTAAGTATTGCAGATCATGCGGACTTAGACATGGGCAGCTCTGATTTTACAATAGAAGGTTGGTATTATCCAGTTGTAACTCCGGGAGGAAGTAATGGATTGCTTTCAAAACGAGCAAATAGCAGTGAAGCAAACGGAATTTTAATATATTTTGGAGGCACTAGCACGGGCCAACCCTCCCTTTTAGTTGCACAGTCTGGTTCCTGGGCAATCAACACAGCTTCAAGTATAACTTTTAAAACTGGCCAGTGGAATCATTTTGCAATTGTAAGAAATGGAACTAGCTTTAAATTATATATAAATGGAAAGGCGGGGGTATCAGTTACTAGTTCTATTACTGTAACTGATAATGGACATCCTTTTATTATAGGTACAATGGGAGCAGATGGCTCTAACGTCTTAGCTGAAAGTAATATTGCAGATTTTCGTGTAGTAAAAGGAGCGGCAGTTTATACGGCAGACTTCACACCACCCACAGCACCGTTAACAACAATCACGAACACGTCTTTGCTAGTGCAAGGAACGAACGCTGGTATTATTGATAAAGCTCAAGCAGTAAAATCAGTCAAGCTTATGGGAGATACTAAATCATCTACAACTGAGAGTAAATATTTAACTTCATCAATAAAATTTGATGGAAATGATCATATGCTGATGCGGTCGATAGAACTTGGTAGCTCAGACTATACCGTTGAATGTTGGGCTTGGATCTCTGCACAGGGAGGCACTGCTGGAATATTTTCAAAAGGCTCTCCCGGAGGTTTGTCGAGTATAACTTGGTCATTAGAGTTTAGTAGTAGTAACAATTATGTTGCTTTGTACATTTACGCGGCTAACTCCGGTGCTTATGTAATTACAGGCTCAACAAATATAATAACCAGTAGTTGGAATCATATTGCTGTCACAAGATCGGGCAATGAAACAAAATTATTTGTAAATGGCACGCAAGACGGTTCAACTTATACAGGTAATTACACGGTAGCGGACGGCGGAGATTTTTATCTTGGAGGCGGATTTTATGCTCCAACCTCAAGAACTATTACAGGTTATATGTCCGATTTCCGAGTAACCAAAGGACTAGCTCGATACACCGCAAACTTCACACCACCCACAGCAGCTTTAGAAGGATAATATTATGGCAACGAACTTTCCAAGCAGTCCCTCAAACGGAGCCACACATACATTTGGCGGTACTGTATATACATATAATTCAACAAAAGGTGTGTGGAAGGCTGCTGCTGGAGAAGCTGTTACAATCTCAGATACTCCTCCGAGTAACCCCGGGGGTGGAGATTTATGGTTTGATTCCAGTGTAGCAAAAACATATGTTTACTACAATGATGGATCTTCAAATCAATGGGTTCAAATGAATCCTTCGGGCGGCTCAGATGGTGCTGATGGTGCTGATGGTGCCGACGGAGCTGATGCTAGTATTACAACATATAGTGCAGTTTCTGATTTACCTACGAGTAATAATGTAATAGGAGATTTAGCTTACATTACTAGTACAGGACAATTTGCAATTGCAAAATCAACAACTGATTGGACTTTATTCAGCAAAGATGGTGCAACTGATTTGCCTTCTGTTACTGGAGGAGGAAGTTTAGGTACATATACATCAGGCGGCACTACATATAATTATGCAAAATTTACTGCTGATGGAAATTTTGTACTTAATTCATCTATAACTGCAGATATACTAATTATTGCAGGCGGTGGTGGAGGCGGAGGCACAGGAACAAACGGCGGTGGCGGAGGAGGAGCAGGAGGCCTTGTGTATGCTTCAAATCAATCTCTTGCTGCAGGAACTTATTCTGCTATAGTAGGTGACGGAGGAGCAGTAGGATCGAATGGATCAAATTCTACATTTACCGGGCAAACTGATGCGATTGGTGGTGGTGCCGGTGGAGCTTATGGAACTGCAGGATCATCGGGCGGATCTGGAGGAGGTGGAGGTCGCGACGGATCTCCCTCAGCAGGTGGTGCAGGTACCGCTGGACAAGGAAATGCTGGCGGCCAAAGCGGAGGAACTGGTTGCTCTTCAGCAGGTGGTGGCGGAGGAGCAGGTGCCGTAGGCTCTAATGGTGGAACAGACTGTGGTTCCTACACAGCGGGAATGAGCGATGGAGGTGTAGGAAGTTCTACATATTCTGATTGGCTTCAAGGAGCATCTGCAGGTGAAGAAGTAAATGGAACTTGGTACATTGCAGGGGGCGGAGGGGGTGCAATAGAAGCTAATGCATCTGCTGGTACATCTTCAGGAGGTTATGGCGGAGGAGGAAATGGCTCAAACAATACAAATGGAGAACAAAACGCGACGAATGGACTTGCTAATACAGGAAGCGGCGGCGGTGGAGGCCAATTTCGAAGCAGTGTTCAAGCTGCAGCGGGTGCTGGAGGTTCTGGCATAATACTATTGAGGTGGACATAATGGCAATTAATTTTACAGACAGTCCCGCAGATGGAGCAACGCAAGTAATCAGCGGAAAAACTTACACATACAATAGTGCAAAAAATAAGTGGGATACTACAGCTACAGAAGTTGTAGGCCCCACAGCTAAAACTTATGCAACTGTAAACGATTTGCCTGGAACTGCACTAACAGGAGATCAAGCATTTGTAAGCGGCACAAATCGTCTTTACATTTGGAATGGTTCCGGTTGGTATAATATTGCACTTGTAAATAGCACTCCCACTTGGACTACTCAGCCTGATTCTTCTTATATACTTGCAAGTGATGGCACCGCAACTACAATTACAATTGTGGCTACAGATCCAGAAGGATTGCCGATTACTTATAGTATTGCAAGCGATACTTCAGGTAGTATCGCTACAGTTACTCAGAATGCAAATGTATTTACGATTACTCCTTCTACAAACGATGTGAATGCAGGAACATTCTCACTTACATTCCGTGCAAGTGATGGAGTCAATATTGCGACAGCAGTAAGCAGCTTTACTTTACAGTTTATTATTGAAAATAGTAACTATACGACTGCACTTATCACTTCTGTAGGTACGAATAATCAAGTTAATAATAATTTTATAGATTCAAGTACCAACAGTCATACGATTACTGCTACTGGAAATGTAACTCAAAGTACGTTTAGCCCTTATCGACACGGCGGGTATAGTTATTACTGGGATGGAAGTGGAACAGACTATTTTCAGATCCTATCTCCTACTGCTGCATTAGATTTTGGTACTGGCGATTTTACTATAGAGATGTGGGTCTGGCTAAATGATTTATCATCTGGAATCATTCTTGCAGACCTTCGTCCTTCAGAAACAAACGGAAACCAATACATTGGTGCATTTTCTATCGGAACAGATGGAAACTATCAAGTTGCAACTGGTAACGTGCAACGCATTGTAACAACTGGCGGTCCTATTACAGCCCGTAGCTGGCACCACATTGCTTTACAAAGAAATAGCGGTACGTTAGAAGCATACGTAGACGGTTCTAGAAATGCTACAGCCTCGTTTACCCAGTCACTAGATGCAAATAGATGGAGTTTGTTTAAAAACTCCTTTGCAGGTGGTGGGGTTGCAGATGCTGGGGGAGGATACCTTAAAGATTATCGAGTAGTAAAAGGCACTGCTGTTTATAGTGGTGCTACGTATGATGTACCAACTGAGTCCCTAACTGCTATATCTGGTACATCACTCTTACTTTTCTCTAATAGACCTACTTTTACATATGACGCGGCCGACACAGAATCTATAACATGGACGAATGGAGAGTTGGCTCCTTTCTCTCCTTATAAATATGAAAGATATTCTGCTGCAGACAATGGCGGGTCTTTAACAAATGATGGAACCGGAACAAATTATTTAAGTGTAACCTCTAGTGATTTTGAATTTGGAACCTCAGATGATTTTGTAATAGAAGCGTGGGTATATCCAACAGCAACTCCTAGTGGTGCAGCTCAAGTTGTTGATAATAGAGGCGCGGCAAATGGATTAAATTTAGCTTTTACCTCCTCTAATCAATTCGCTAGTTATTCTGAGCCTCTCTCGTCGCAATTAACAGGAACAACAAAAACATTAAATCAATGGTATCATGTAGCTGTTGTTAGATATAACGGAACAAGAAAATTATTTGTAAATGGAGTATCGGAAGCAAGTGTATCAGATACAGGAGATTATAACTCAAATAGTCTTATTATTGCTAGCCGTTACTCTCAAGATCAACAAGCATGGGCTGGAAACATCTCAGATCTCCGAATTATTCGAGGTACGATTCCTAGCGCATATCAAGGAACTTCTTTAACTATTCCTACTACACCATTAACAGCTATCACTAATACTAAACTTCTTCTTAGTGGTACAAACGCAGGCATCATTGATAAGTCGCAGTCATTGCAAACATTAACACTCAGTGGTGATGTGAAGTCATCTACAACTCAGAGCAAGTACCTAACTTCGTCAATGTATTTTGATGGGACGGGTGATAGCATCTCTACCTCTGATAGTGCAGAGCTTGGAACTGGAGATTTTACTTTAGAGGCTTGGGTATACCCAACAACGTTAAATTCTAACGACACATTTATAGCAGAGCATTGGTCAGGCACTACCGCTGGATTTATTTTTAGGGCACACACGAACAACTATTTAAGTTTGTTCGACGGCACTACAAATCGGGCAAGCAGTACGGCAATTGTCACTAATCAATGGCAACACGTCGCGGCTAGTCGAGAAAACGGAACTTTAAAGTTGTTTATTGATGGAACGCAAGTTTTGAGCGTTGCTACTTCTAGTAGTTTAACCGGTCCCGGATCAGGAGAATCTGTAACTGTGGGGGCAATAACTACAAGCAGTGGGTTTGCTAATTACTTTACTGGTTATATATCAGATGCGCGCATCACCAAAGGCGTCGCTCGATACACAGCAAACTTCACACCACCCACAGCAGCGTTACAGGGATAATAAAAAAGGGGCTTATTGCCCCTTTTTCATTTCTTCTTGAAGTGCGATACTAAATCCTTTTATAGCCATTTCAAGACGTTGAACTTTTAAATGTTCTTGTTCAAGTTGCTGTTGTAAGTCTTGAATTTGAGCCAAATATGTTATTGCTCTTTCAGATAAATTATTTGGATCAACCCCTTCACTTTTTACTTTTGGCTGACGAGCTAAATTATCGGGGGACTCTTCCCACCCCTCTTCTGGGGCCAAGGGAATATCAATATCACTCATCTTTAGCGGCCTCCTCTACATCAATCTCCGGTATGGGAGTTATTTCTTCGCTTTCTTTATTTATTTCAAGTCTTAACAAGTTAATAAACCCTTCTCTAGAAAGCTCCAGTCTGTGCGTGGCACTTTGAGAAGCGGTTATTTCCTTGTTCAGTGTTTGTAGTTGTCCTACATAATATTTTGCTAGATCGGGTAAATCTGCATAGATATACTCTTCTCCGTCAAAAGTTATTTTTGGACGATCTTCAATTTCTTCAGTCATAATTTATTCCTATTTAAATATATCTTGCCAGTTTCCAGTAGTGCTCGCACGAGCATACTCTGTGGCACGGTTTTCAAAAAAGTTAGTATGCTCTACTCCATTCAACATATAGTCAAGCCAGGGTAAAGGATTATTTTCACTTCCAAATATTTTCTTCATTCCAAGACCTAAAAGCCTACGGTCTGCAATGTATCGAATATATTCTTTTACTTCCTCTGGAGTCAAATCAGGTATAGATGCTCCAGCAAAGCATAAATCAATAAAAGCATCTTCTAATTCTACAGTACGCTCTGCAGCACAATAAATCTCATACTTTAGATCATCGTTCCACAGCTCGGGATGCTCTTTTATGAATGTTCGAAACAATTGACTCATACCTTCTACATGAAGAGTTTCGTCACGAACTGACCAAGTTATAATTTGCCCCATACCTTTCATAAGGTTATGTCTTGGAAAATTCAGTAGAATTGCAAAACTACTAAATAATTGTACTCCTTCTGTAAATCCAGAGTAAATTGCCATAGTTTTTGCAATATTCATTGGATTGTCCATTCCAAAGTTTGAAAGGTACTCGTGTTTATCCATCATTTCTTTATGCTCAAAAAACTTTTGGTATTCGTCGTCTCCAAAACCAAGAGTTTCAAGCAATAAAGAGTAAGCTTCTTGGTGCACCGCTTCCATTGCTGCAAAAGCAGATAGCATCATTCTTACTTCAGGCTGCTTAAATGTAGGCAGATAGTGTTTTGCATATCCACAGCAAACATCTACATCAGCCTGTGTAAAAAATCTAAAAATTTGATTAATAAGTCTGCGATTCTCAGGAGTTAGTTTATCCCTATAGTCTCGAAGATCATCAGCAAGATTTACTTCGTCAGGAAGCCAGTGCATGTGCTGTTGTGTTTTATAATGTTCATAAGCCCACGGATAATTAAATGGCTTATAATATTCTCTTTCATGTAACAAATTACTCATATTAACCCTCACACGCTAAACACGCGCCTTCGTCAATGCTATCAAAAATGTACTGACGTAATGCTTCATCAGATACTTTTTCTGCTCGCTTGTACGCTTCACTTCTTAAATAATATAAAGTTTTTACTTTCTTTTTCCATGCCATCATATGAATAGCATGAAGTTCTTGCTTTGATACATTTGCAGGAAAAAATACATTTAAAGATTGACTTTGACAGATATATTGTTGTCGATCGGCTGCAAGATCGATAACCCATCTTTGGTCAATTTCCACTGCAGTTTTAAAGACGTCTTTTGTCCAATCATCAAGAAAGTCAAGATGTTGAACCGAACCGCCATTTGTAATAATTCCTTTCCATACTTCATCTGTATCTTCTCCTAACTCTTGAAGAATGTGCTCTAGATATTCATTTTTTTGTAAGCTGGATCCTGATTTAGTTTTTTGAGTAAACGCATTAGCGCGATAAGGCTCGATACTTGGACTAGTATTACCGCAAATAATGGAACTACTAGCATTAGGAGCAACAGCGAGCAAATGAACGTTCCGAACTCCATAACCAACTGCATCAGGTGCTTCACCCCTTTCAATAGCCAATTCACGAGTTGCACGATCCGCCTCCGATTTTATGTGCTTAAACATTCTCATGTTTGCACTCTTTGCCATTATACCTTCAAATGGTTGATTGTGTCTTTGCAAGTAGGCATGAAATCCCATTGCACCTAGTCCAATACTTCTTTCTTGCATAGCACTATGTGCAGCTCTCCACAGCTCTCGAGGTGCGTTATCAATAAAGTAAGTCAATACATTATCAAGCATTCCAATTAGATCAGGAATAAAAAGAGGATTATGCTGCCATTCATCAAACTCTTCCAGATTTACACTTGACAAGCAGCATACTGCTGTTCTATCTTCTGCTGTAGCAAGTGTAATCTCACTACAAAGATTTGAATGATGTACTTTTAGTCCTTTCTCTTTTTGACAATCAGGCAAGGCATCTTGTACGGTATCCCCAAACATAATGTAAGGTTCTCCGGTTTCTACACGATTTTGAATAAGTTTTACCCAAAGTGTTTTTGCAGACACAGTTTTTACAATACGACCCGTATGAGGATCACGAAGATCCCAGCTATCGTCAAATCCTTCCTCTCTTGTAGCCCCTTCTATAAGGGCCATAAATCTATCTGGTACCACCACTCCATGATGTAGATTAGTAGACTTGCGGTTAATATCGCCTCCAGTGGGTTTTCGAACATCTAAAAATTCCTCTATTTCAGGGTGGGACATATCGAGATATGCTGCATAGCTACCTCGTCGAGTGACGCCTTGACTAAATGCAAGCATTTCGGCATCAACAACTTTCATAAACGGAATAACTCCAGTACTCTCGGAGCCATTGCTCGTTTTCGAGCCTACACTCCGAACCCCGTTCCAACATCCTCCGACACCTCCGCCAACACTACTTAAAAAAGCATTCTCGGTGTAATGATTTGTGATGCCTTCGCGACTGTCCTCTACATAGTTTAGGAAACAACTAATTGGCAATCCTCGAGTAGTCCCTCCATTTGAAAGAACCGGGGTACTAAACATAAACCAAAGTTTACTAGCATAGTCATATAGTCTCTGAGCATGAGCTTCATCATTAGCAAATGCTTTTGCAGCACGCGCGAAAGCATCTTGAGGTGATAACTCACCATCAATCATGTATCTATCTGATAAAGTTTTTTTACTAAATTCAGAAAGATACGCGTCTCGCGCATAATCAACTTTTATATTATAACTCACCCAACATTCTCCCTCGAATATCTTCTAAGTAATTTTTACCTAGAGCATCATCACAGTATGTGATTAAATCCATTAATTCATAGTTTCTTAATATTTGATCTGGATTTTCATTAAGTCCTTGAATAAATTTATATCTACTATTTATAGGAATTGCTTCATATATATCATAAGCACTTCCATACTCTTTTACCAAGCTTACAGCTCTTTTTGGTCCGATACCTGGAAACCCTTCAACATTATCGCCCTTGTCTCCCATTAAACATTTTACGGAGATATATTCTTCCGGCGTACAGTCGTAGTGTGTATCCCAGTTTTCTAGCGTAACTTCCTTCCTCGTTACATAAGAAAATCTACTAACATCTTCTTTTATTAGTAGGTCCCAGTCTCGGTCACTTGAGATTAGCCAAATAGATCCTAAATTATACTTTTCTTTGTATTTTACAAGGTGGGCTGCAATATCATCTGCCTCCACTCCTTGATATCGAAGCACCATGTAATTTTCTGCGGCTACTTCTAGACTTGCTTCATACTCTTCAAAAAACTCTTCAAAAGCAATCTTTTCTTCTTCTGTTTGCTCTGCAAACTTATCTTTTCGATTTTGCTTATACTTATCGCTTATAATTTTTCTATAAGAAGAGGAGCCCCAATCTGATGCAACTATAATACGACTACATGAGTAAGATACTGCTAAACTTTGTATTGTTCTATCAAAGTCATATCGAAAGTCTGTTCTTCCTTGGTGCTTCCATCTAAAAGCTAAGTTCAGGGCGTCTACAATTAGCGTTGAGTTTGACTCAAGCTTTTCATTGAAACTGAATCCCATTTTTTAAAAACTCCACTGTTTCTGATTCTAGCCAAACTTCAGCAAGAAGAACAAAACAATTTAAAAACTGTATGTATATCCAATCTTCTGTTTGCTTTGGCTGTAAATGTGTGACTACAAATACGGGCGAACGATTATATTTAAAAAATAAAAGAGGTTCTTGGTCTCCTCCTTCCGCTTGTACTTGTATTTTTTTCCACCATCTTATAAGATTATTTGTTTTTTTCGCGGTAAATATTTTATCTGAAAGGGGCGAATCAGAGTAGTTTTTTACTTCAATACAAAAACGATTTTTTTCATTTGGAACATACAAATCGCCTTTTAAATACTCTAATGCTCCCGACGCAGGAACTCGTTCAAACTGTAATCCAGTTGCAGTTCTTAGCATATCTCGTACTAAATATTCTCCCCGCGCTCCTTTTGCTCTACTGTCGACCATTGTCAAGTTCTTCTAGTGCTTGAAACTTCTCTTGAGCTTCTGCTAATTTGGATATCTGGGTATCAATTGCGTCGATTATTTCGGGGTGCTCTCCAATACCAACTGGGTTTTCCAGATATATCTCTATATTTGCCCGGGCTTCCTCGATCTGACCGAAGTACTTCGCCTTCAGGGCTGAAATTATTGCTTTCTTCATTTTCTTCTTCTTGTAAACTCCATTGTCTGCGCTGTGATAGTTGTCTATTTAGTACTCTAGTTTGCTGACGTTGTCGCACTTAATTACCTCGATTTTTTCAAGCAGTGGGTGACTCCACCCGTGACTCACAATATAAGTATTTAACTCTTCCTTGAGTAACACTTCTACCATTTTTTCTCGACCGTTTTCATCAAGAACATTTATTACTTCGTCTAAAAATAATACATTGATTCTTGACTTTGATATACTACTCATAAGTTTGCGTATTGCAATTAGAGTAGCTGTGTTTACTCTTGCGAGTTCTCCGCTAGAGAGTGCAAGAATATCTACAATATTTCCATTGTCGGTTACTTGAACATTTAGCTTATCATTTGTAACAACAAACTCTAGCGTAAATCTTCCGTCAGAAAGTTCCGCTAGGTAATAATTTGCAAGCTCTTCTAATTCTTTTACAAGATTTTCTATCTTGTATGCAAGAAGGCCGTTTGTACTAAAAGACTTTTTTAACAGCTCTAAATTCGATGAAAGAACAGAAATTTCTTTTAATTCGTTTGTTGCTTTCTCTAGCTGCGATAAGAATTCTTCTGTTTGTTCTTGAATTACTTGGATTCGGGTGTTGTGTCTTGTTCTTCTTTCATTTTCTTTCGCTGCATCTGCCACTTCGCTTTTTCTTCGGCCCAAGTCATCTCGTACTCTAGCCAAGCGCTCTTCCAGCTCGTTTTTGTCCAGTAAGGCCACTGGGAGATCTCGGTCAATGCTTCTGTAAATTTCTTCCCACTCCCTTTCGATAGAACGGGCTCGATCGTACTCTGCATTGTCTCGTTTAATTTCTGTAATTCTTCTGGCAATTTCATCTTGTCTTTCCCTTGCTTCTGAAATTTTTCTTGATTCTGCTACAATTAGACTTTCTTTAAACTCAGGGTCAACATCTTGCTCGCACGTGGGGCAGTGATCTCCTAGCTTATTCAACTTATCTAGAAGTTTCTTAGACCCCGCTACGACCCCGCTGAGAGTCCCAGATTCTGTTTGTAGATCATCATATGATACTTTGTTAGTAATTTTACAGTTTTGTGCTTCTGCTAAATTTATGGATTTCAACAGTTCGATATATTGATTATTTTTAGAAATTTTTTTATTTTTTTCGGAAATATTTTCAATTTCTTTTGATAAAAATCGGAATTCTTTCTCTTCTTTTTCCGTGTCAATTTCTATATTTAACATGGGAAGTACATTCGTATCACTCAATTTGTTATCTTGCAACCATTTTTCAATCGTTTTTACCTGACTGTCAATACTATTAATTTGAAGAGACACATCCCTGGAAGCAGCCTTAAATATCTCAAACAGTTCTACATATTTTTCAAGAGCTAATAGCTCAATTAAAAACTTTTTACGGTTAGTATCTGTAGCTGTAAGAAATTGTAGACTAGCGTTTGTATTTTGATAAACCAATTGAGAAAATGTTTTAAAGTCTATTCCAATAACTTCTTGAATCGACTTATAGGTATTTGTAGCCGTATGGCTAGAAATATCTTCTCCATTTTTTTCAAACTTTATCTTGATGTTTGACTTTCTGTTTACAGTAATTTTGTATACATCGTCGTCTTTTGTAAAATTCAATACGATATCATAACCGTTATTTAAATAACGATTAGGAATGTCTGCTTTTTTAATTCCTTTTGAATTTTTGTTGTAAAGTGCTTCTTCAATAATAAGAGGAATGGACGACTTGCCCATTCCATTAGTTCCAAGAATTTGTGTTACTGTTTGCCCGTCCAGGTCTATTTCATTATTGGGCCCATAACTGAAGCAGTTATTCCATTGTAACTTTTGAAGCGTAATCATTAAAAGTTCCTATAATTTCTGGTATCTTTGCTTCTTCTATCTCTAGTACAAATTGTAAGTATTCACTTAATTCTTCTTGTACTGTCATTTCTTTTTCTAGTAAGAGAGTTGCTTCGGTACTTCGTCTTACTACTTTTTTATCCAATAGCTCTGAGTTTTTTACCTCTGCTAAATCCTGTATATCTCCCTCTATTTCGTAGATTGTATGATCGTAGTCAGTAGGAACCATTTCTTCTTCACTTTGTACGGTTTTACGTATCAATTGTGGAAGGTCAAAAGGCTCCCATATCCAAGACCAGTCCTCTTCATTTATAAGTAAGTATCCTGTAGATACTCTACTTCTATGAAAAGAAGTCGTCATTGGACTCCCGGGGTATACAATATTTCGTTGGGTATTACTGTGTGCGTGTAGGTCGCCTGCAAAGACAACTGGAAAATCCTCTAGCAAGTCTAAGTCCAGCTCTGGCTTGACATGAGGAGGAATTTCTCCACGAACATGAGTAAACAACGGATAGTGCTTAGGAAAATGATCTATAATATCTTTCTTATGTAGTTCTGCATACGGTAAAATACTAAAGCCCGTATCATTATCTATATATGAAATATCTATTACCTGTACTAAAGGATTTACTTCTCTACTCACTTCTTTTAACTGAGTAAAAAAAGTTTTATTTTTCTTTGTAGCTTCATGGTTTCCATCATAAATTACTGTTGGAACCTTAACATTTTTTATAAAAGAAAAATAAAGTTCTAATTCTTCTAAAGAAGGAGAGCGATCAAAAAGATCGCCCCCAATAATATGCATATTGCACATTTTTTCCAGACTGTGAATCTGTTCAAAAAAAGTATTGTAACGATTTATAGCCCAAGAAACTGGGACATTTTTTTGTCCCAGTTTGATGTGCCAGTCTGCTGTAAAAAGAATCATGCAATATTAAACTCATTCTCTAGTGCTTCTTCATCGACATTAGTTGAATCACTAACGCCTTCTCGTACTCTATCGAGTAGCTCTTTTTGTGCGTCTGGAGTCGGACGGGGCATAACATCATCCATAGACTTCAGATCAACAATAAGTGCTCGTTCATCTTCGTCAAGAGGACGAGACTTACACTTGAGTACCTGTACTTGGTACTCTACATTGTAAGGCAGAGGGCCAGTCTTTACTCGCTTGAATTTAACATCCCAGCCAGTTTCTGGATCAGTAGGATCTCCTAGATCTTCTGCAGCAGTCATAATCTGCTCGAACAGCTTCTTCTTGAGATTGAAAACTTTCAGTTCTCCATTATGCAGACACTGCATTGCGTAGCTCCAGCCACACTTCAGATCTGGATAATATTCACGAACCCAATCTTTTTCCTTGTTGTTGAAACGCTCTTCATCTCTATCAAAAGAAAGACATTCGAGAGGAATGTTCTTACCATTCTCTCCTTCGATCCAGTAAACGTAACGTGCCAATACGTCGCCTACAAGGCGAACATTATTGTCGCCGTCCTGTGGAACAAAAGTGTTGATAGAACTTTTTTGAGCTGCGCCCTTTGCTTTGTTAAATGTAATTGCCATTAATGTATCTCCTGTTTTGAGGGACTTCTTTCGTATAAAAAATGAACTTGTCCATTTTCTATCTCCAGTAGCCTATTTTCATATATGTGTGGTAGTGTTTCTGCCGGTAAATGTAATAAATCTAAAGTTATTTTATGAGAAGCATAGAAATCAGGAAGAGGCCTAAGAGCAGCAATACCTGTATATACAGCCATTTCTCGAAAAGTAAATTTATATCCATTATATAACAGTCTTTCAGGATGTACTAAAAAACTTGTACCGTCAAAATTCATTTGTGAGTAAAAATACTCTTTTTCATATTTGTTCTTTGGTATTCTTTTTTCAACCAACATTCTAAGGATCCTTACTATGTCAGTAGGATCTCCCGCTGCGGTATTATATATCTTTTTCCAATCGAACAATAACATATTATACTAAAATCTGAGGTAAAAGTCAAGAACTATTTTTCTATACTTGATTGATTCGCCAACCTTGTTTTATGTAGTATCCCATTCTATTTGACGCCTGCTTGCGAGCAGTGTTTCCTTTTAAATGAATATCTACAATTACAGGTGTTTGTTTTCCTTCCCGTTCTCGTATAACTCTTCCGATAAGTTGTGTGAGGAGAGGTTCGTTGTTGATAGGGGTACCGAGTATAAGGACAGATA